ATCGCTTCGTCGAGCACACGCGATGGAGTTGATCGCATCAGTGAAGTTGGTAAAGGAGTGACTCCTGCTAGCTTCGGTCGGAACTTTCGCTGGAAGCGACTAGTGGCCACTGGAAGTGGTCTACTGGCTTTGCTTATCAGTTTATACCGTGGACGCCGTTTGCTCTGGGAATTCTTTATGGGTTCTCTACGCAAATTGATGGACAAGCTTCTCAGCTTCTTCCGTCGTTGGCGGCCCGCGAGCTTGGTCAACACACTCACAGATACTTCAAACCTTATGGTTGTTGGATCTGGATTCTTGGAAGAATATCTCAAGAAAGAGTACCCTGTTTTCGGGTGGGCTCTGGTGGCAGTTGAAGCTGGCGTGAATCACTTTAGAGGCCGAGAGTTGGCTTGGCCTCTCATGTGTCACGGTATAAGCGGTTTGATTTCTCAGAAATCGCTGGTAGCTGGGGCGGCTTTGCACACTCTGTACAATTGTGTTGCTATAGTCCAGTCACGCGGCACCCTGTTCGACCGATTCAAGCAGAACTACCTTGACCATTGTGATTTCGAGGAGAGAGGAGTGGAGCACCTGACACCCGGGACTCTGCTCCCATCCATGAATTCGCGCATGAATTGGATGGACGAACCACTAGTTGGTAAGGTTTCATACTCAACAGGCAAATACGCTTTGAGTACTTCGGACATCATGGCACGATGTCAGAGTGAAGAACCTTTTAGGTATGACACAGGCATTAAGCCCGTCATAGCTACTAATGGTATTCTTTATAAACCTAGTCGTTCCTTATCCAATTTGGTCGTGGCCATACGCATGAGAATGCTAACGCTTCCCAAGAGTCTCAGAGGCAAAGATGACTTCGAAGTGGCGGCCATAGATCAGCGACTTTTTGCTGCTCTCAGTCTGTTTAAAGTGGCAGTCGAGTCTGCTCCAGTTCCAGAACGACCTTCGTTGCAAGATTGCATCGACGCCATTAGCGACGGACGCAAAAAGAAACGCTTCATTGATGCACACCGGGATATACAAGACGGTCGTGTCAACATCTTCGATGATACCAACTATTCATTTGAGAAAGAGACGCGGCCCACTGTTCACCCAAAAATTGACGAGACCATCTCTGGTCGTAAGGATGCACTTATGAATTCTGCGATCTTAACAGAGAAGCCCAGGAGTATCGTTAATGTGCCTGTTATTACTCAGGTCCTGACTCAGCCTTACACCCGCCAATTAATGGATTGGATTAAGACTTTCGAAAATTTTGTTTTTAAAAATTCAAAAGGAACTAAAGTCTATCTCATTTATGGCGGAGGCCGCAATTCAGCTGAATTGGGGCGGCTGGGAGCTTGGTTAGAAGAGATTCGTTCTTCTGGTCATTCGGCGATTGTCGTGGCTGGTGATGATAGTATAATTGTCCATAATTATAAAATCTATCTGGGAGACTTCGGCCAATATGACCAGAGTCTTCGCAAGCCATGGCTAGATCAGGGCCGAGCTGTGTTCTATTCAATTATTAGGACACCTCCTGAAATCTATCAAATTCTTCAGCGATGTTGTCGTGGCAGCTTTAGAGCTCGTTACAAGGATGTCAACATCCAAGGAGAATATGATTGGGAGCAGGGTACAGGTATTAGCGACACCACCCCATACAACAGCCTTTGCAATATGATGGCTTGGTGGTGGGTCCTGGATTCCAACTATGAGGACTTCATCTATGCAATGAGTCTTCTTGGTCTTACGTTGAAATTGGGTGAACCCAGGTCGAGTGTCTTCGGCGCGGACTTCCTTAAGGGTTGGTTCGTGCCTGGGCTCTCTGGTGAGGTCATTTGGGTTCCCTTGCCCTCAATGGTTCTCAAGATTGGAAAGACCATCAATCTACACCTGGATCCCGGTCATTACGCTTATGGCATAGCCCAGAGCGTTCTTGTAGATGCGGACTACCCTCTGTTGGGTCCGTTCCTGTCAAAAATGCGCAGCCTGGGTATCAAGCCGGGCAAGCCATTGGTTATGGATCTACAAGAAAACCCGTATAAACCTTCGGTGCAATATCAGCGAGTCGATAGACGTAGCTGTATGTCCCTCATCGAAGAGAGATATGGTTTGGCCTCTTCAGAAATTGAAGAGGCAGAGACTGACTTGTCGCGTGTCGCTAGTCTGCCGGCGTTCATCAGCCACCGCGTGTGGCTGGTGTTACGCCAGGTAGACTACGACTAGTCAGTCGTCGGGGGTTGATGTTCCCCCGGGTGTCTTGAATGACAAATATGTCCGAAAAGAAGAAAGAGAAGAAGCTCAACAGAAATGTTAACAGGGTTAGAGATGGGATACACGACAAGGCGATGCGAGCGCAGTACGAAGCCCTGTTCGATCCGCTCACGCACCAGGATGACGCAATCCATGCATATGCAATTACTGTGGCCGATCCGTGGGTCGAGGACCCCTCGGGTGTCCCCCTTGCCATGGGATTCAACGCAACAAGGACACTGAAACCGCAATTGAAGTATGAATTTGATATCACAGCGAATGCTAGTGGTTTTGCTTGTGCTTTAATTAGCATGGATGGATGGGTCGGAACCCAGGGCGATCCCCCTTTGCAGTACGCCTCTTATAATGGGGGTGTCCAGGGGTATCCGATTTGGTACACCGACAGCACATATGTGGGCACATCCACGCCGGCTTACAACGCAACTACAGCCACTACTGGTGTGAATTCGGTTCAACTTGGTTTGCTGGATCCTCAGGTGACTGACAGGACCAACTACCGTCTTGTAGCTTCTGGAGTCAGAGTATTTAGTGATGCTCCGCTCCAGACAGCTCAAGGCAAAGTCATGGTTTTGTCGACCACTCAACCGTTCAGAACGGCTGGCGGGGGCAGTCTGCATGGTCTGACTTACGCCGCTGGATACAATTATCCAGCGGATTTGGTCTCGGTGCAGACAGAACCGCTGGCCGGATGGCGCTCCGGCCATTCGATGCATACCTTCGCTGTTCCCTCCGATCCTGACGCATTCAAGTTTGACCAACCTCCTGCCACTGGCGTTTCAAGTTGCCAGTTCCCGCAGATTGGGGTCATTTTGACTGGCGCAGCCAATGGGCAAACTGTGTCAGTTGAAGTCGTCTTTGATTATGAGTTCACTATCGGTGATAC